GAGACTTGACTTCTTAGCGCTTTCCGTGTATTATAGTATATAAAATTATAGGAGTTTATATTATGGACAAGTGGAATATTATAGATCACACATTTAAATATAGAGTGGGTGATAGTGATGAAAAAGGTGGCTGTACTTTTATCGGTGGCGAATGGGTAGATATAGATACCAACCAATTATTTAAAAACAAAAAAGTTATATTGTTCAGTTTACCTGGCGCATTTACGCCAACTTGTTCTGGACAACAATTACCAATGTATGATGCATTGTATTCAAAATTTAAAGACCAAGGTTTTGATGAGGTATATTGTATATCTGTAAATGATGCGTTTGTTATGAACGCTTGGGCTAGAGATTTAAAAATTGAAAACGTTAAAATGGTACCAGATGGTTGTGGTACATTTACGAGATCAATGGGCATGTTAGTGAATAAACCTGCTCAAGGATTTGGTATGAGATCGTGGAGATATTCAGCGATTATTAATGATGGTGAAGTAGAAGAATTTTTTGAAGAACCAGGAATTAATAATGCAAGTGCTGATGATGACCCATATACAGTTTCATCGCCAGAACATATGTTAAGTTTTTTACAAGTTAAAGATGTTGAGAAAAGCTTATAACATTGACAATTAAACTATACTATGATAAACTATATTATATTAAATTATGAAAAGGAGTGAAGTATGAATCTATCAACTGACACATTATCTGTGTTAAAAAACTTTTCTGACATTAATCAAAATTTGTTGATTAAACCAGGAAACAAAGTACAAACTATTTCTACAATGAAAAATATTTTGGCAGAAGCCGAAGTATCAGAAAAGTTTGAAAGTGAATTTGCGATCTATGACTTACCTGAATTTTTAAGATCAGTTGAGTTATTTGATAAACCAGAACTAAAATTTAATGGTAGTGGTTACGTAAATATATCAAAAGGAGATACTAGAGGTATTAAGTATTTCTTTGCAGACAAATCTGTAATTGTATCGCCAAGTAAAGGTATTAATATGCCTGATAAACACGTTACATTTACTTTAAAGAAAAGTGACATTACAGATTTAATGAAATGCGCAACAACTTTAAATCTACCTGATATTTCAGTTGTAGGTAAAGATAGTAAAATCTCATTAGTTGCTACTGACAAAAAGAATAAGTCTTCAAATACATATTCTGTTAATGTTGGTGAAACTGATAAAGAGTTTACTGCTTACTTTAGAACTGAAAACTTCAAACAAATCGTAGATGATTATGATGTTGCTATTTCAAAAGCAAAAATCTCACACTTTGTTAATAGAAACAAAGCAGTACAATATTGGATAGCATTAGAACCTGATTCAGAGTTTTAAATGAAATTCAGTAAGACCGAATGGCATCAAGTTGCTTCTGAATTTAAATATGATATTGATGATAAAGATATTATAGAAGAATTTGGGTCAGTTCAAAGATTTAAAGAAATCATATCACACCAGGACCAAGAGTATCGTTCTAATTTAGAACCACACGGTGAAGAACCTACAGATGAAGAATCTGATAAGTTTTGGAACTTTGTTTCTGATTCTGATTCTGATAGAGAAGATGATTGGTGGACTGATAGAAAAGGTGGCTATGATGTTACTTGTAAGTATGAAGAAGAATCTAAAAATGAATAAAGTGAGGTTTATATTATGTCAGAGTTTTTATGGGTTGAGAAGTATCGACCTAAAAAAATAAGTGAGTGTATTCTTACAGAAGAACTTAAAAATACATTTACACAATTCCTAAAACAAAAAGAGATACCTAATCTATTATTATCAGGTAGTGCTGGTACTGGTAAGACAACAGTTGCTAAAGCATTATGTGAAGAATTACATTGTGATTATATTGTCATAAATGGTTCAGATGAAGGTAGACAAATTGATACAGTAAGAAGTAAAATTAAGAACTTTGCTTCTACCGTATCACTAACAGAAGACGCTAATCACAAAGTTATAATCATAGACGAAGCAGATTATATGAACGCAGAATCAGTACAACCTGCGTTAAGAAATTTTATTGAAACGTTTTATAAGAACTGTAGATTTATATTTACTTGTAATTATAAGAATAAGATAATCCCAGCGTTACATAGTCGTTGTACAGTGATTGACTTTAAGATTACGAATGGTCAACGTGTAAAGACTGCTACTGCCCTCTTAAAACGCCTAGAAGGCGTCTTAAAAGACGAAGATATAGAGTTTGATAAAAAAGTATTAGCAGAACTTATACAAAAACATTATCCAGACTTTAGAAGAACAATCAACGAATTACAAAGATATTCTGTAAGAGGTAAGATTGATAGTGGTATATTGTTTAGTCTATCCGAAGTCAATACAAAAGAACTCATAACATCATTAAAAGACAAAAGATTTAATGATATGAGAAAATGGGTTATTCAAAATTTAGATAAAGAACCATCTCATCTATTCAGAACAATCTATGAAATTCTATATTCAAGTTTAGATTCAAAATCTATTCCACAATCTATATTAATTTTGGCAGGATACCAATATAAATCTGCGTTTGTCGCAGACCAAGAAATAAATATGATTGCTTGTTTAACTGAAATTATGGCAAGTTGTAAATTTAAATAAAGAGAAGACAATGGCAAGAAGAACATTATTTAGAACTTTGATAGTAAAGTTGAGAATGTGGTATGCAGATATAAGAGGTCATCACGGCAAATGTTGGGATTATGAACCAGGTGATTATTATATGGGAAGTCACAAAGGACACTTAAAACATCAAAAAAGAAAATAGAAAAAGGATTATTATATGTATGAGTTACGTGATTACCTTAACGCTATAAATTTTACTAAAGAAAACCTATTAGACACAGACGATTTAACTTGGGAGAAGAAATATCCTCCATTTATAATTAACAAGTGTTTATCTATGCATTACGACTGTATTGAAAAGGCGAATGAGATGAATGGCTATCATTTTTTAGATAAAAAAGTCCAGTTTCGTTTTTACATAAATAGTATAAGAAAAAGAAAGCGATTTGGTGGAAAGTGGTTATCACAATCCAAATTGAAAAATTTAGAGTATGTAAAAGAGTATTATGGTTATAGTAATGAGAAAGCAAAACAAGCTCTCAACATACTAAAAGACGAACAAATTGAACATATAAAAGAGACCTTGAATAAAGGTGGGAGAACAAAATGAGCGAAGAAATTGTAAACTGGTCGCCAGAGAGTATGTTAGAGGTCACAATCAAACAACCAGACGACTTCCTAAAGATCAGAGAAACTTTGACACGTATCGGTGTCGCTAGTAGAAAAGATAAAACATTATATCAATCTTGTCATATATTACATAAACAAGGTAAGTATTACATCACACACTTTAAAGAATTATTTGCGTTAGATGGTAAGAAAGCAACTTTGACAGAAAATGATATTCAGAGAAGAAATACAATCTCAATTCTATTACAGGATTGGAATTTAATTGATATAGTAGAGAGATCACAAGCAGAGAACAAAGCACCATTATCTCAAATCAAAGTATTACCCTTTAAAGAAAAAAAGGAATGGAACTTATCAGCGAAATATAATATTGGAAAAAAGATTGAAGAAAATAAGGAAGAAGTTAATACAGAGAATGAATAAATGTTGGTTCCAAAGTTTAGAGAATTTATAACAGAACAAGACCTAGATCGTAAATCAAAACCTATTACGATTGCGATGGTTACTGTAGCAGATTCAAAAGACCCTAAAGAAAACACAACTGCCGATTTAGTACAAAAGGCTTGTAAGAAAAAAGGCATAAAGTGTATTATTGTAAATACTAAAACAACTATCATCACATCAAAAGACGAAGATAAGGGTGCATTAACTGTATCTAACTATGATGGTAAAGGTAGTGAACATACTTTTATAGGTAGAGATACAGTTTGTATTACAAGAGGTGGTGCCTTAGAAGATGAAGCAGGGTTATCTTTAATATCTTCTTTTCAAAATTCACAAGCATTTATGTTAAACACAAGAGCAGCAATGCTTACTTGTGATAATAAACTAACAACAGCATTATTATTTGAAAAGTTTGGTTTACCAACACCAAAAACAGCATTTGTATCAAACGAAAAAAATATTAAAACTGCTTTAGATATGATTGGTGGTAAATTTCCTGTCATATTAAAAACACTTACAGGTACACAGGGTGTTGGAGTTATTAAGATTGAAAGTTATGAGGGACTTGTTGCCACTTTACAATCAATGTGGAAATTGAATGCTGAAGTCTTAATACAAGAATATATGAAATCAGATTTTGATATTAGAACTTTTGTAGTAGATAATAAAATATTTGCTAGTACAAAAAGAGTGCATAGTAGTTATGACTTTAGATCAAATACTCATAGAGGTGCTGAACCAGAACCTTACATATTAAATAAAAAAGAAAAAGAATTAGTATTAAAAGCGGCTAGATTATCCAGAGCTTATATGGTAGGTGTTGACC